GGCGAGCTTAAAAAATGGCGGGACCAAGACTGGGTAAGGATAGGAACCGATGGTAAAATTAAAGGTAAGTGCGGCACTTCAAAGGATAAAAAGAATCCTGACAGATGCCTTCCAAGGTCTAAAGCGAATAGTCTCTCCAAGTCCGAAAGAGCCGCCACAGCCCGTAAAAAGAAGCGAGAAGGCGCAAAAGGCAAAACCAACGTCAAAAACACCAAAGCCGCGGAAGTCAAATTCAAAGCCCAAGGCGGCCCCATCGAAGCAACCAAGGCCAAGAGGCCGACCCCGAAAGCAAACACCCAAGGGGTCGTAGCACGAGGCTGTGGAAAAGTGTTGTCAAATCGCCGTAAACGTACAAAGGGTTCTGTAAGCTAATGAGTGCAGTTGCGTATAAACCAGACTTAGAGAAAGACATATACGCAGAAATTCTTGCGTGGTCTGCGCATACTTTGCAAAAGCCTAACCCGTATTTCAATAATTTACCACCGTGCCCCTACGCCAAAAAAGCGTGGACAGAGGGCCGTGTTGCGGTGCTGTATAAGTACGAAAACAATTATCAAGCTATTTACAGTACAATATCGCAGTTTGATGACGCCTTTGATTTAGTGATTGTGGTAGATTTAACGTACAAAAAAGACCCAGAGGCTTTTCACGATTACCTTGAACAGCTTAATGAGGCTATTTCTCTAGGGTTTTTTATAGATCGTGATATGTGGCTTATGGGTTTTCATCCGCACGATGACGAAAGTTCTTATTTAGATGAAACTACTTTTGAGCAGCTTGTTTCTGAAGAGTATGCTATGATTTTCATACAGCGTCTGTCAAAAGTGTATAAGTCTTCGCAACAACTCAAAGCCTTGGGATATTACGAAGAGTATGCTAAAGATTATGATGTAGAAGCTATTTTTGCTCAAAGAGAAAAACTTTATAGGAGACTGATCGATGGCGATGAAACCTAAAAAGAAAATGCGCGGTGGGCCTGTGAAAAAGCTACGCGGTGGCGGCATGGTGAAGAAAATGCGTGGCGGAGGCATCTTGAAAAAGATGCGTTCTGGTGGTGCGGTAAAGAAGAAGAAGTAAGTTATGACAACTTCTGGAAGCAAAGATTTTGAGCTTGATGTAGCGGATTACATCGAAGAGGCTTTTGAGCGTTGTGGCTTGGAGGTTCGCACGGGGTATGATCTGAAAACTGCAAAGCGTTCAATGAATCTTATGCTTGCAGAATGGGCAAACCGTGGTTTGAATCAATGGACTATAAAACAGCGTACAATTACCTTGACGGAAAACGACGGTGATTACGCTTTAGGAACCGACATAATCGATGTTTTGTCTGTGGTCGTTCGCCGAAGTGGAACTGATTATGCCTTGGATCGAATAAGTCGCGATTCTTATTTATCTATCCCTAATAAAACAACGACGGGCCGCCCTTCTCAGTTTTTCTTGGATCGTCAGATAACTCCTAACTTGAAAGTCTGGCCTGTTCCGGAAAACAGCACCGATGTTATCGTTTATGATGCTCTTACCAGAATGGACGACGCGGACGCTCAAACAAACACGCTTGATATGCCCTTTAGGTTCTACCCTTGTTTGGCGGCTGGTTTAGCGTATTACATTGCTATGAAACGTGCGCCACAGCGCATACAGCTTTTGAAAGCAGTGTACGAAGAAGAGTTTGAACGTGCGATGGCCGAAGATCGTGATCGGGCATCATTCAACGTAGTGCCTCAGTACGAGTATTTTAGGACGAGCTAATGTCAAAGTTTGCTACCGGAAAAAACTCATATGCAATCTCAGATCGATCCGGGTTCCGGTATCGGTATAAAGACATGCGAAAAGAATGGACCGGGGCATTAGTAGGTCGAGATGAGTACGAGCCAAAGCAGCCACAGCTTGGTCCTTTTCGAAAAGTGATTGACGCTCAAGCGTTGAAAGATGCACGGCCGGATGTAAAGGCCACAATGTCTGTTTATGTTGGTCTTCCTACAGTTGAGGCACCAAAGCTATTACCGCCTGCCGGATTTGGTCAGGTTGGAAAAATTACGGTGGTAACGTCATGAGTTTTACATACGCACAGTTAAAGCAAGCAATACAGGATTACACAGAAAACGACGAATCTTCGTTTATAACGAATATACCTTTGTTTATTCGCCAAGCGGAGGAAAGGATTCTAAAAACTGTACAACTGAGCTTGTTTCGTAAAAATGCTACAGCGAGCACTACAGCAAGCAACAAATACTTAGCGTGTCCGACAGATTTCTTAGCTCCATACTCTCTTAGTTTAGCGGGTGCGGATGGAGATAAGTTTTTTGTAGAGTTTAAAGATGTAAGTTTTATCCAGACGTATACACCGGACGCTACAACAACAGGTGCGCCACGTTATTACGGACAATTTGATGTGGACAACTTTATTTTAGGTCCAACTCCAGACACAACTTACACGGCTGAACTGCATTATTTTTATCGTCCTGTGAGTATTACGGCAGGGGCGGAGGATTCTACAACTTGGTTGAGTACAAACGCAGAAATGACGTTACTCTATGGATCATTGATTGAAGCCTACATTTATATGAAGGGTGAGCAGGATGTCATGGCTATGTATAATCAACGATTCCAAGAAGCGGTAACTGGTGTTAAGATGCTAGGTGAAGCAAAGGAAACTACAGATCAATACCGCACTGGTATGGTGATAAGGGCTAAACAGTAATGTTTGAATTTAAGGTAAGCGTACCAAAAGATACTCCTATCGTTGGGGTCCGTACTACGGACAACCGTGGATTCACGCCCGATGAGCTTGCGGAACAGTGCGTTGAAAAAATTATATCGGTATCGGATGACGCACATCCGGGTATACGGGACCAAGCTCGTGCTTTCTCAAAGCACATCGAAAAGCTCGTGGCATACTATATGCGACAGGCTATTCGCAGTGACCGCACAACTGTGTATAATGCACTTAATGATGCGGGACATCCCGAAATGGCTGAACTTATAAGGAGACTTTAACATGGCCTTTACTGGAAACTATATGTGTACATCTTTTAAGCAAGAGTTGCTGACAGGTACACACGACTTCACAAACTCTACAGGCAATACCTTTAAGATTGCTCTATATGATAACAATGCGTCGTTTACTGCGGCCACAACAGCTTATACTGCTACAAACGAAGTTAGTGGTACTGGGTATACTGCGACGGGGGAGACGTTGACTAACGTAACACCAACGTCGAGCGGCACAACAGCCTTTACCGACTTTGCCGATGTTACTTGGTCAAGCGCAACAATCACCGCGCGTGGTGCTTTGATTTATAATGACACTGCAACAGGTGATCCGTCGGTTGTTGTGTTGGACTTTGGTTCCGATAAATCATCAAGTTCCGGCGACTTTCAAGTAATCTTCCCAACGGCAGATGCGTCTAACGCTATAATTCGGATTGCATAATGGTTGTATTAGCGAACAGAGTTAAAGTCGTCACGGCGACAACCGGCACTGGAACAATTACACTTGGTGCGGCAGAGGACGGGTATCAAACCTTTGCCGCAGGGGGCGTTACAGACGGCGATACTGTTCGTTATACAATCGAAGACGGCGATGCTTGGGAGGTTGGGACCGGCACTTACACGGCATCTGGTACAACGCTATCTCGGACACTGACCGAAAGTTCTACAGGCTCTTTGTTAAGTCTTTCTGGCGAGGCTGTTGTTTTTCTTACGGCGGCGGCACAGGATATTGTTCCAGCGAGTGGCGGGACTTTCACGGGCGACGTTGATATTAATGGCGAACTTACGGCTTATGAAACTATTACAGTGACCGAAAACCCCTCTGGTATTGGCTATGCGGGTAATCTATCACTATCCGCAGTTGGCTCTGGTCTACCTGTACCCGTAGTCGCAGGGTCGTATCTACAATCGCAAGGTAACGCAAGCGGCGGAAGCCTGCTAATAAGAGCAGGTGAAGGAACGGTGCAGTTTCAAAGCGACATACAGTTAAAAAACACGTATGATTTGATCTTTGAAGGTGCTACAGATGACGACTATGAAACAACAGTAACCGTCACTGATCCTACGGCTGACCGCACGTTCACTATCCCAGATCAAACGGGTACGGCGATGCTTTGGCGAAGCCCATGGCCTGACGACACCGGCACGTCAAATATAGCTATCGGTTTAGATGCCTTGAATACGTCCCTGACGGGTACTTACAACGTGGCGATTGGCGCATACCCTATGCGTCAAATGACTACTGGCAACAACAACGTGGCGGTGGGTCGTTCGAACCTTGATAATACGACAACAGGCAGTCACAATGTTGCGATTGGGGCATATGCGCACAATTCAAACACGACGGGCACTGGAAACGTAAGTATTGGCTATGAGCCTAATACAAATAACAGTACTTCAAACTATACAACCTGTGTTGGCTATAATGCCGGAAGGATAAACACTACAAGCTCTACTGTTGCGATTGGAGCTTTTGCTGGCAAACAGACTAGTGGTACAGGCATAACCGCAGTTGGCACTATGGCGTTGGAGAACAACAGTAGTGGGTATTACAACACCGCGCTGGGCTATAATGCGGGAAATGATGTTACCACAAACGCGTATAATACATTTCTGGGTTATGACTCAGGACGCACCGCTACTGGGGCTTACAATACTTTAACTGGTGCTTTAGCCGGTGCGAGTTTAACAAGTGGTTCTTACAACACCTTGATTGGTGCTTCTGCGGGTAATAATTTTACAACCGGATCTGAAAACACTCATATTGGTTATTCAGCGGGTCAGGGTATCTATACAGGTACACGAAACGTCTCGGCGGGATTTAGTGCTGGCGCGTACAATGGCACAGGTAGTTACAATGTTTCGGTAGGTATGTACTCAGGCTACGGGGGTAGTAGTGGCACTTCTGGTGGGAGCGGAAACGTAAACATAGGTTACTACTGTAACCAGTACAATACCACCGGCAAAGACTACATGACAAACATAGGTTATTATGCGGCAAATGATGGTTATGGGGACTATTCTGTCGCGATTGGACCTTATTCAGTGTCTGACGGATTTCACTATTATTCCGTTGGGATAGGTTACGATGCTTTAGGCAGAAGTAGCACCAATTCTCCGTACTATAACGTTGCCATAGGTGGTTATGCTGGAAATGGCATATACACCGGCGACAATATTACATGCGTTGGATATGATTCGGATGTTAAAACAACTTCTGATACACAAGCCGTTGCCATAGGTGCTTATTCCGCAGTTCGTTCTTACGGTACGTCGGTGGGTTACTACTCCGGAAACGTTAATACCGGGTTATATACCGCTTTTGTGGGTTATTGGTCCGGTGTATATGGCACCGGTAACGGTAATCACTTTTTTGGGTATGAATCAGGAAGAGGCGTTAATTCCCAGTCCTCGGGGTATAATAACACGGGCACGGGTTATAGAAGTTTATACCAATATACCACAGGTTACGAGAACGTCGGAACCGGGTATGAAACTTTATATCAAATTAATACGGGGTATGGTAACACTGGTATTGGGTTTAGGACCGGTCGGAGCCTTACGACCGGGTATAATAATACTTGTATAGGTAGAAATGCGGGTTACGCTCAAGGTGGAACAACGACGAATGAACTACAGACCGGGTATAATTGTACGCTGATTGGCAACGAGGCCATGGCTTCCTCTAGTTCAGCGGCAAATGAAATAACTCTAGGTGACAACAATATTTCCAGCCTACGTTGCAACGTTCAAACCATTAGTAGTTTGTCCGATGAACGGGACAAAACGGCGATTGAAGACCTGCCTTATGGTCTAGACTTTATCAACGACATGCGTCCGGTACAGTTTACTTGGGACCGACGTGATGGATCGTTAGGTCCTAAGCCTGACATGGGGTTTATTGCGCAAGAGTTATTTGACGTAGAATTAGAACACTCTTCCACAAGCCGGACTCGGTTGGTAAAGTTGGATAATCCAGACAAATTGGAAGCGGACTATGTTCGTTCATACCCAATTCTTGTAAAAGCGGTTCAGGAATTGTCAGCAAAATGTGACGCGCTTGAAACGCGACTAGCAGCACTAGAAGGAGCTTAATCAATGGCTGTAAATGAGTTAGAAAAAGAATACTTGGGACTTTTGCACTATGTTGATGTTATCACAAGCGTCATAGCTAACATGAAAATGCGCGAATCTCAAGATCATGAGAAGAAAGAGCAAGTCGGCGCGATGGTTCAATATCTTGAAATGACGATTTTGGACGACAAGTTCGAAACGGCTGGTAAAGATTTAACGCCAATAAACGACGCCATTGCGGCTGGTCGTACATACTGGCGGTCATAATCTACTTATCTTTTTGTATTAGATAAGGGGCTTCAAAGTTAAAGGAGAGACAACATGTTAGGTTTTGTTCCTTTAGCTGCGACTCCTTTGGCCGAAGATACCGCTGGTTTCGGCGTTGAGGTATTCGTAACTGGCGTTTCGGCCACAGCTTCGGTAGATGCAACTACAGTTGTTGCTACTGGGGAATGCGTTGTTCCGATAAGCGGCTGGAGTTCTGGGGCTTGGGGTTCTGGTACGTGGGGCGCGAACTTTGATCTAAGTGCCACGGGATCGGTCGGTTCTGTGGCCGTTACCACCGAATCCAACATACCTGTTACGGGATTGGAAGCTACGAGTGGCGTTGGTTCTGTCCTCGTAAATGCGGCAGCAAATGTAAGCGTCACTGGTCTAGAAGCCATAAGCAGTGTGGGGTCGGTCACCGCGATTGGCTCTGCGGTTGCCAGCGTTACCGGCCTAGAAGCTACCGAGGGCGTTGGCTCTGTAAGTGTCGTTGGCGACGCCAATATCACGATTACAGGTTTAGAAGCTACAGGCAATGTAGGTTCTGTACAAATTTCGGGCCAAGCAAATATTCCTGTCACGGGTCTGGAAGCGACCAGTGGCGTCGGCAGTGTAAGTGTTACCACAGATCAGAACATAAACGTTACCGGTTTGGAGGCCACCGGCAGCGTTGGGGCTGTTTCTGTTTCAGGTGCGGCCAACGTGCCTGTCACTGGTTTGGAAGCCACTGGTGGTGTTGGGGCTGTTTCTGTTTCAGGTGCGGCCAATGTTTCTGTTTCAGGGTTTGAAGTAAGCGGCAGCACTGGCTCTGTAAGTGTTATTGGAACAGCTAATGTTTCTGTCACAGGTTTAGAGGCCACGGGTGAAGTCGGAGACGCCGAGGTTTCTGGTGATGCAGTAATCCCTGTCACTGGCTTTGAAGTTACCGGTTCAGTAGGCGTAGTTGAAGTTACCGCCGACGCTAATGTAGTTGTTGAAGGTGTCTCTGCTTCTGGAGAAATTGGCGATGCAACCGTCATAGGTGACGCAAACGTGCCTACTACTGGTTTGCAGGCGGTTGGCGAGGTTGAGGGCGTAGAGGTCACTGGCGATGCCAATACTGAGGTTGATGGCGTTGAAGCAATCGCGTCTGTTGGAACTGTCAGCATTGTTTCTAACAACTATATCTATGTCACAGGCTTAGAGGCAACCGGAAGTGTTGACGAGGTTGCGGTTGTTGGTGACGCAAACGTTGATCTTAATGGCGTGGAGGCAACGGGCGAAGTAGGCGACGTAGATATAAGCTCGGATGTCAACATTCCTGTCACTGGGTTTGAGGTTACAGCCAACGTTGGTTCTGTAACTGTATCCACCGACGTTAATGTAATTGTTTCTGGTGTTGAAGCCACAGGTCAAGTTGATGAAGTAACGGTAACGGGTAAAGCTAATGTAACATTACGCGGAGTTGCTGCAACGGGTATTGTTGGGGAGCTATTCTTCTGGGAGCCAGTGGTTCCAGACGCTAATACGGTCTATGCTCCTATTGATCCCTCCCCGGGAACAACTTTTTCTGATATAACACCCGAAGTAACCACTGAGTATACGGAGATTGCTCCAACGCCCGGAACAAGTTATACTGACGAAGAACCCGCCTCAGATACTATATGGACAGAAATAGAGGCAGCATAAGGATAAAACATGGCTAGTACTTATACCTCCTCTGGTATCGAACTCATTGCTACTGGTGAACAGTCTGGCACATGGGGTGATACAACAAACGTAAACTTACAGATGATAGACCGCATCCTAAATGGGGTGGGGACGATTACTTTAAGCGGCACAACGCATACATTAACGACAACTGATGGTGCCTTATCTGATGGGCAGTATCGAGTTTTAGTTTTTGGCGGTTCGCCCTCTGGTACAAACACCGTCACGATTGCCCCTAATGATGCATCGCATTTGTACTTTGCCTACAATACTAGCGGACAAAGCGTTGTATTAACGCAAGGCACTGGGGGTAATGTGACGATAGCTAACGGTGACGCGGCGATTGTATATTGTGATGGCGCGGGCGCAGGAGCCGAGGTCAAGGATTTAACAACGTTGCTTCAAATTACGTTGAGTCAACTTGGCGTTACCGCAACGGCTGCCGAAGTAAATTATAACGACATCACAACGTTGGGTACGTCAGAAGCAAGTAAAACGCTGACGGCAGACGCTAATGGTGACGTGTACGTTTCGGAAGAGTTTAAAGCAAAAAGTTATAATGAGACGTATGCTGCCATATCGTCTTCGTCAGGAACCTTGACGGTAGATTGCGAAAGCGCAAACGTCTTTCAAACGACGCTCACAGAGAACGTCACGACGTTGACTTTAAGTAACCCTCCGGCATCTGGTACGTCTTATGCATTAACCTTAAAAATTGTTCAGGACACAACTGCGCGTACTTTTGCTTGGCCAGCTTCCGTTAGTTGGGCAGGCGGTTCCGCTCCCACTCTTAGTACGGCGTCTGGCGCAGTTGATATTTACACCTTGTACACCACCGATGGTGGCACAAATTGGTACGGATTTGTAGGCGGACAGGAGTTTGCATAATGAGTGTGTCTCGTAAGGTACAAATGGGGGCCGGGGGCAGCGGTGGTGACCCATGGACTTTTGATCAAGCTGTGTTTGTAGGAGGCACCGGTTATAATAACGTTTACAAGTATGAAGTAAATGACTCCGAGTTTCCCGTAGGGGTTGTGTTTAAAAGTGATGGCACCAAAATGGTCGTCAACAATAACAACAGTTCCTCGGGTGCTTTTTTTGAGGCCTACACCTTATCTACTCCATGGGACATGGGCAGTGCTACCCGTGATTCACGCACCCAAATTAATACAGGGTTTACAAGTTCTCCTAGGGGCCTTACTGTAAATGATGATGGCACAAAGTTTTATTTTATAGATACCGGGTATACAAGGTTATATCAATGTGAGTTTGCAACTGCTTGGGACCCTTCTTCAACTCTTACTCTAACCACAATAACTTCCGTAGTTGATCCGTCATCTACAAATAGTGAAGGGGTGGGTATGTTTAATGGTGACGGCACAGTTTACTATGTAATACATAACTTTGGTACGAGCATAAAGGTTTTCAACTTAACAACTGCTTATGATTTAAGTACAGGGGTTACTGCGGATACCGATATTACATCCATATCCGGACAGGGCTTGGCGGATGTCACCTATCAGGGCATGTCCTCTGACGGAACAGTTTTATACATAAACGATACTAGTTTAATATTTACGGCGGTAGAAATGACTACGGCCTTTGATTTGAGTACCTTAGATTGGAGCACAAAAACCAGTAATGCAAAGTATGGTGCAGTGTTAGCTGGTTCAGTTCCTCAACGAATGGGAGCAGGTTTTAATGTTTACACTGATTCTTCCACATTTACGCGTATTTTTACGAGCAACCAAGGCATAAGTTCGGCTATCTACAATGGGGCGGCAAGCGCATCCTCCCTAAGCAGCGTTAAACTTGAAATGCCCTCTCGGATGTACAATCCACCGCTCACTTTGTCTTCGTCTAGTACGGCTAATTCACACTGGGGTACTTCTTGGACTATAAACGGAATTAATTTTAATGCGGACGGGTCTAAACTTTTGATAGGGCGTCATTACAACGATTCTACCGACCCTTATTATTTGTTCGAGGAAACACTTTCTACGGCATATAATGTTGGAACCTCTAGCTATGTCACTTCGGGCACTAATTTTTATAACTCCAGCGGGCTTCCGTCCTTTTCTCAAACTTGGTCCGAAGACGGGCAAAATCTACTAGCTATCTTTAGTGGGGCAAGCTTACGTTGTTTTAATTACAGCTCCGCTTTTGATCCGTCTTCCTTCGTCGATTTTGATTATTTGAATAAATATTATCGAACAAGTGCTTTTAATGAAGCCTCAAGTATGATGTTTAATGACGCTAAAGACGAACTCACACTTGCCGTTTACGGCTACGCTAATACAAGTGGTAACCCCACATTGCCGGCACCCATGCCCCCCGGTCTTTACACTGTTCCGTTAGGGACCGCTGGCGACATTTCCACTATGGACACTTCTGGTTTCGGAAGGGCTATTGTTACTGAAACAGGTGATACTAATAATTACAACAACACGGGATTGGAGTTTGATAGCTCTGGAAGCACTTACACTTGTTTAAATTTAGATGGGGATTACGCTAAAACAGTTACGCCACCCACAGCTTATGGGGTCACTACTTACGATGGTGGAACAAAAACAAACGACTTACTTGGTCCCTATAGCGATAACCTTGCCTATAAAACTTCTATAGAAAGCTTTTCTTTTAATAACGATGGTACAAAAGCGTATTTGTTGGACACCACCTTAAACTGTATTCGTATTTATTCGTTAAGCACAGCTTATGATGTTTCCGACATACGACTTAATGATCCGGGGAAACCGGATAACACTTGGAGACAAACGGATGTTAATACGACGACTAACTGTCTGACTATGAATCCCACGGGAACAAAGTTGTATCAGGCATCCTCAAACACGGTAACTGAATATAGTCTGTCCACAGCATGGGATTTATCCACGACTTCGGCTACGGCTAACGCTACTCTATCTGTCAGTAGCAGCCCGTTCGGCGGAGACATAGCTTGGGGGAATAATGGAAATTACCTTTTCCGATTAACTAGAAGTGCCAGTGCGGGAATCTTGGAACGTTATGCTGCCTCAACCGCTTATGATTTAGGCTCTTGTGGTTCTACCCCAGACAAAACGTTTACTTTCGGTACTATGGCTTACGGAGCCTCAACGCAACAAGATAAGATGTTTTTTAAGCCAGATGGCTCCGCAGTTTACATGTATGCTTTGAGCTATAACAGCAACACGGAGTATATTTTTCAGTGGGACATGAGCACCGCATGGGACCCCACGTCTATAGCAAGCACAACCACTCCGGATAATTATAAAACGATGTCCTTAATTAATGACGATTTTGCGGCGGGTATTTGGATAAAATCGGATGGGTCAAAGCTTTGCGTTGCGCAACAGACTCAGCTTTATAGGTTTGACTTTGGTACAAATTGGGACCCTTCTACTCTTCCAAGTACTGCCCCAAGTAATGATGACAGGTATTACACGTATTATATGGTTGGAGGTAGCACTGGAACGCAGGGCCTTTATATTGATTCTACCGGAACAAAAATGTTCCGTGGCATGGACGGAACCGGGGGTGACTACATCCTAAAAACTGAATTTGGTTCGGAACTTAGCTTTAAAACCATGACTCATGACGGTGGTTCGCACATATGGTATTGGGCTGACCCCGTACTAGACGGTGTAGTTCCAAGAACAATTGCGTTTGGTAATTATGAGTTTAGATGGAAGTCTGATGGCACCTCGATTTATATTATAGGTAGAGCAAACTCGACATTAGCCTATCCGCAAGCTTACTACCAAGGTAGTAACTTACTTGTGCATCAGTTTAATTTAACAACCGCATGGGATTTATCGACGGCTTCTCACTACGGCTATAATATAGTAACCAGTTCTGTTTCTGCGTCTAGTATTTATTCTTTTGACATAAGCAGTAACGGGGAACACATTATTATTGCGTATGCTGGGCAACTTTGGATGGCAACCATGGGTACTCCATGGGACATTACCACCACGGGTGTTTGGGATAACATAGAAATTAATACGAATGAGACATGGGGCAAATACGGCTTTATTGGCGCGGATGTAAATGCTATTCGTTGGCACCCTAGCAATGGAAATAGTATTTATATTCGTGGCGAATATGGCAATACTGGGATTTATACCCATAAAGTAAACCTTTCCACGGAGTATGACCCTACAACAGCCTCTATCGCTATTGAGGGAACGGCAGTTCATAAAGAAGTTTTACCGGACGGCGGCTTTACGTGGCCCTTTACCTCCGGTGCAATGCCCTATTTTGTAAACCTTATGTTTAAAGATAGTGGTAATTATCTTTACATGCTGCAAAAAGGTGGCAGTGACCAACAATTAAGCTCGTCAGACAAGTACATTCTCGCATTTTCACTATCAACGCCTTATGACATATCAACGGCTACGCCACTCACAAGCTTTAAGTTTGAATACGATTCTCCTCCGGATGGTAATGACTTTACCAACAACGCATATTGGGGTGCTTCTGGGGGCTACTTTGATTGGAACAGCGACGGCACTCGGTTCTTTGTTGTAAGCAGCGGTCTTATAGGTGAGTACAAAGTTTGATGTACGTTTTGATCGGGGAAGACAACGAAGTAGAGAAGTTTCCTTTTTTTGAAGGAGAATTGAAACGTCGTCACAAAAACGTAAGTTTTCCCTCTCAAATTCCCGAAGAAACTTTGAATGCTTTCAATGTGTTTAAAGTTATGCCCACGCCAATTCCTCCTTACGACCCTTTTACAGAAAAGGTAAAAACAACGGTCATTTTTGAAGAGGGAGCTTGGCGACAAAACCACGAAGTCAAGATGCTGCCTGACGAGATAATCTTTGAGAAAATTAAAGAGCGCGTAAAAGATGAGTTAGCCGGAACATTGGACGACGTGATGTTTTACCTTGAAAAAAACACGCCTGTGCCAGAAAAGCTTGTATCATTTAGACGATATATGCGCGAAATTGAGCATCAGGAGGGTTATCCCCGAAGCCTAAAATGGCCGCCTAAACCTGTTCGCTAGAAACTGCAAAAGGGTTGTGGTATTGTAAAAACGTAGTCACCGAGGATGCGTCATGCCTTTTTCTAAATTTAACTTTAAGCCCGGAATAAATACAGAGATCACCCCTTATTCTAATGAGGGTGGTTGGGTTGATGGCGATAAAATAAGGTTTCGCTTAGGTTTTCCAGAAAAAATCGGTGGTTGGGCAAAAACGTCTTTAAATTCTTTTTTAGGGGCTTGTCGCTCTTTGCATCCGTGGGTTTCTTTAAGTGGCGATAAATACATTGGTGTTGGCACTAATTTGAAGTTTTACGTTGAGACAGGGGCTACTTATTACGATATTACGCCTATTCGCGAAACTACTACAGCCGGTGAAATAACTTTTTCTGCAACTTCTGGAAGTTCAATAATAACCGTTACAGATAACTCGCACGGAGCAGTGGCGGGCGATTTTGTAACTTTTTCAGATGCAGTTAGTTTGGGCGGAAACATCACCGCCGATGTTCTAAATCAAGAATATGAGATTATTAGCGTACCCACCGGTAACTCTTACACCATTCAAGCTCGACAGGCCAATACCTCTATTGATCAAATTACAGAAGACGGTCAAATAGTAGACACACCTGTTGAGGCTGATGCTTCTGACACAGGTAACGGCGGGTCTTCCACGATAGGCGAATATCAAATCAACACGGGCCTTGATACTGCTATTAGTGGGTCTGGTTGGGGTGCTTCAACTTGGTCCAGAGGAACATGGGGGTCTGAGGCCAGTACAACTGTAACTGGTGCGCAGCTTCGCTTGTATGATCAAGATAACTTCGGAGAAGACCTTTTATTTAACGTACATGACGGTAATATATATTATTGGGATTCCAGCTTGGGCACGGAAACACGAGCCGTAAGCTTAGACTCATTAAGTGGCGCGTCTGACACACCCACCGTAGCTCGCAAGATTCTGGTTTCCGACAGGGACCGTCATATTATTGCGTTTGGCTGCGATGCAGTTGGAAATACCGGCGTCCAAGACCCCCTTTTGATAAGATTTTCGGACCAAGCGTCCTTAACAGATTGGACGCCAACTTTAGAAAACACCGCTGGTGATTTGAGGTTAGGCTCTGGCTCAGAGATTGTTACCGCGGTTGAAACACGTCAACAGATCATGGTGTTTACAGACACTACACTCTACGCCATGCAGTTTTTAGGACCTCCTTTTACCTTTGGCGTACAAGGCGTTTCAGAAAACATTACTATTGCGAGTCCGAAATCTGCCGTTGCAGTAGATGATTCCGTGTATTGGATGGGCGAGAGTGAGTTTTATATGTTTGGTGGTAGCGTTCAACGCATACCCTGTACTGTAAAAGACTCAGTGTTTAATGACTTTAACTATTCGCAAAGCTTAAAAGTAACCGCGGCATTAAATTCTAGTCATTCAGAAGTTTGGTGGTTTTATCCTTCTGCAAGTAGCGAGAACAATGACAAATACGTTGTGTTTAATTATCTGGAGAACTCTTGGTATTATGGAACATTGTCTCGGACCGCATGGATTGATCATGGTATTCACGAGTATCCCATTGCCGCTGGAAACGATGGGTATCTCTACAACCATGAAAACGGTTTTGATGACGGAAGCACGTCGCCGCCCACTGCCATTAACTCGTTTGTGACTTCTGCGCCTATGGACCTTGGTGACGGGGAACACTTTGTTTTTATAAAACGGCTTCTTCCCGATGTTTCTTTCAGGAACTCTACCGAGCCTGCTCCTGTTTTAGACATCAAAACGCGGGTTCGTAACAAATCGAGTGGAAGTTTTTTAAAGGAAACAGAAAGCTCTGTTTCGGAAAGTACGGAATATGTGAACCTTCGCCTTCGTGGGCGTCAAATGTCCGTTAATGTTAGCTCAGACCAAACAGGGACATCGTGGCGTTTAGGGACTTTGAGGTACGATCTCAGACCGGATGGTAGACGATGAGCAGAAACCTTGTCCGTCCGTTTTTTCCAGTTGCTCCGGTGGAGTATAATCAACAGTACATGGCAGAAGTTGTACGCGCGTTTTCTGTGTTTTTGCAACAGATGCAAAACCCCGGAGAGGGGCGCAACACGGCTTTAACTTTGACAGCCTTGCAATCTGACGATTATAATCTTGAAGAGAATGCGCTTTTTCAACAAGGCGGCTTTGTGAAAATATCTTTGCCTTCTATGCCTCACCCTCGTGGGGTTTCGGGAACGGGGGCAGTGGGAACTGTACAGGTGACAACAACATGACAGATACAATAATAACAATGAATGATGGCTCTTCTTGGCGGCCTTCTACGAGCAGTGACACGTTACACTGCGGAAACTGTCCTAATATTGTAGATACGCCCGAAGAGATTGCATCTTATCCAAACGGCAATTGTCCTGATTGTGGACAACCGTGGACCGGGGTAGAACGGCGTAATACAAGTATCTCTGTAACGATGCCGCAATCTATGGGCGGATCGACGTTGTGATTGTGATGGAAACTGTGGTATATATTTGTTAGTATACGGGTAATCTGAAGGCTTTGTGATGAAATACAACTCTTTAAAACGAATACCCGAAGGTGGTCTGGCTTCCTTTCTGACGTCCAACATGGACGAAGTTGAGGATAATGTCTTAGCTTTTGGTGCCCCTCGGGGCATTAATTCTATGGTTGAAGTAGGTAACCGTATGGCGTCTTATGGGCGCAACGGTGATGATCAGCTTGTGCACATGAAGACAGGCGAGATCGCGGTTTCTCCTGAGATTCTGGAAGAAAACCCTAAATTAGCCAAAGAGCTTACTCAAGCGTTTGATCGGTCTAACGTGGACATGGAGCGTTATACGGTAGGTTCTGGTGCCAACAGCATTAACCCTGTCACAGGTCAGCCCGAGTTTTTCTTGAAGAAGTTGGTCAAAGGGATCAAAAACGTCTTTAAGAAGATCGCTCCGATTATAATTCCAATCGGCCTTAACATGCTGCTACCGGGCCTTGGCGCAGTGGGTTCTGGTGCTTTAGGCGCGGGGATTACTACACTTATACAGGGCGGGAACTTCAAAGACGCCGTGAAAAATGCGGCCTTTGGTGCTTTGGCCGGCGGCATTTTTTCGGGTATGCAAACAGGTTTTGGTGAACAGTGGGGTCAAGCGGCTCTTGGCACACCGGGTCAACGCTTGGCTGTTAATCCAAAAGTTAAAGAGTTCATTACAGGAAAAGCACCCGCGGCATCTCCGATTAAGACGACAACTACACTTCAACAGAATGCACCCGATTTACCGCCGCCAGATACTATTTCACAAGCAGAGCCTAAAAACTTCTTTGAGAAGTATTTAAGCCCTAATCGCAAGGTTGCGACTCCCGCAGAGCAGCTAAATCAAGTTGCGACTATTGTAAAAGACAACCCTAATTTAGTTGAAACTCTTGGCAAAGACGCGGTTGTAAAGATGGCTCAAGATCAAGTCGCGCTACAGCAGCCGGGCCTACTCTCTAGATACGGACCCTTGGCCGCGGTTGGTACAGGCTTGGCCGCAGCGACAGGTGCCTTTGAAACACCTGAAGTCAACTTGGATGACTCACCTTTCGGTATTACCTCTCAAGCGTTGTATGCGCAGAATCCTGAAAAATATAGCGTATTTGCACGTATGCCTTTTGGCACTACTCTTGGTCGCAAGCGCAGACAGCCTAAACAGGAAGACTATATCTTCCAAAGCTATCTGCCGCAGTATGCTGCTCAAGGCGGTGAAATGTATCCTCGTCGCCAAGGGTATATTGCAGGTCCGGGCACAGAGACTTCTGATGACATTCCCGCAATGCTGTCTGACGGTGAATTTGTAATGACTGCTCGCGCAGTTCGCGGTGCAGGAAACGGTAGCCGTGAACAGGGCGTCAGAAAGATGTATGATATGATGCGGGCGTTTGAAGGTGGAGTTGTGGCATGACCGTACAAACAACAATTACAAAACAAGACCCGCAGATTGAAGCATATCGTTTAGGTCTTTTAGAGGACACTCAGGGCTTAATTCGCAATGAGATGTTTGGAAAGCAGGTTCAAAACCTGCGAGCCGAAGGTTTATCCGACGCAGAGATTGCGCAACGCCTGTCCATGCCTGCCGAGGGCGTTGAAGGCGAAGATGGCTATCTTCCCGCTATAGACTATACTGCCGAAGACATTGGTAAAATTTCTCTCGACGCTGAGTTCGGAATGCCAGACTATCAGGTTGCCGGACTTACCAAGGGTCAGCAAGAAGCTATTGAGAAGGCCGAAGCGGGCGTTGGTTCTTATAAGCCGTATATCGCGGAGGGTTTAGGCGACGTTCAAACCGCTAAAGACTACACCGAAGACGCAATCACGGGCATGGAAGAGGCCACTGATAAGGGGGTTACGGCGGCGGAAGCTGGAATTGAGTCGTTAGCCGGGGCCGGAGCCGAGTTTGATCCCACGGGCATTCAAGTCTTTATGAACCCTTATGAGCAGGAAGTAATTGACCGTACAATTGCTGATCTAAGAAGTAACTTTCAATCTCAACAGGCGATGCGAGAAAGCGACATTGCCGCCAAAGCGGTGTCTGCGGGTGCTTACGGACAGAGTGGTTTTGAACGCGCACGAGCGCGGGAACTTGATCCACGCCAAGAAGCCTTTGAAAAGAGTTTGGCCTCGACTGTGGCGGACTTGCGTATGCGAGGCTATCAAGATGCGGCAACTCGTGCTCAAACGGCTTTTGAAAGCGGCAAAGATCGCACCATTACCGCGGCATCTACTGAGGGTCAGCTTGGTCTGGGCATTGGTGAACTCGGTCAGGCCGGAGCTTTGGGTCAAGCGGGCATGGCAGATCAACTAAGTAACCAAGGCGTGGTGACCGCGGGCTTGGGTGAATTAGAAGCTAACCTAGCAGCCGGTGATATTAATAACCTAATGACAACAGGCGGAATGGAGCAGTCTAATGAGCAAGCGATTTTGGATGCGCAGCGTTTAACCGACGAGCAGAATTACCAAGAGCCTTATAAGCAGCTTGGTTTCCTATCTGACGTGTATGCAGGGATTCCAACATCACAGTCTACACAAACCATGAGCAGCGGTAGTAATGCTTCACCCTTTATGCAGGCAGCTAGTGCCGGTATTGCTGGGTTAAGTGCCTACGGTGGAGCCAAACAGGCGGGGATTTTGTAATGAATAAAGGTTTTAGACCACTTCCAAGCGGCTCTGTTATGCAACGGCCCATGTTCCGACAAGCCGGTGGCCCCGTAGCACCGTCTGCGGCTCCAATGGCACCCCCATCGCCCGCACCGGCTCCAATGGCACCCCCACCGGCTCCATCAAATTTTATGCAAGAGGCCACCGCAAAAGCAGAGGCCACAGGACGACAAGCCGGTGAGATTGCGTCGGCTCAGATGATGGCAAATATTGATCAAGCCGATGATCCGAAGTCCATGATCGACGCAATTAGAGGAAACGAAAAGCCCCTTGAAGCGCGGTACACGGAACTTGCTCAGTATGTTGGTGAGGTTGATGCTAACAAAACACCGGAAAGTGTTTTGGCCATGGTTCAGCCGACAATTATGATGACGGAAGAAGGCGCAATTGATAGTGGCATTGGCGAATTGATGCAGGGCCTTGCGGGCACGATAGACATGGAAATGCCCTCTGGGCAACCCACGCCAATGGGACAGGGCGTTGGCCAACTCATGATGCAGGGGGCGGGCAACACTCCACCTAGAAATTTTAACCGAGGCGGCGAAGTCCGCCATTTTGCACCCGGCGGCGAAGTAGCGGCGGGTGCGGCGGCATACATGCCTGAGTTTCAGAAGCTTTATTCTGGTGTTTTAGGCGATCAAGCCTCACGAGATGCGCAACTTGAAGAGCGCAAAAAGATGACAAAGGCGCAGATGCTGTTTGATATTGCTCAAGCGGCTTTAGCTGCGGGTGCTCCGACAGACCGTGCAATGTCTCCTGCGGAACGTCTGATGAATGCCGCGCAATCCACGCAGTTGTTCGAGAAGATCGGATCACGGGCCGCGGGCCAACTAGATGCCAAGCAGGCTATGGATGCTGAAAGACGTCAGATGGATTTAGCCGCGTTGCAAAGCTCAATTGCGGCGTCACAGTCTGACGTAAGTGCGCAACAGGCATATGATAAAGCTGTTGCTACAAAAACAGCAACTAAAACCCCAAATCCTGAGTACAAACGCGTGGTAAGTGCAGACGGCAAAGATTTAGGTTCTTTTAATATAAATGATCCACAACAGGCCCAAGCGTTTGAACAAAAACTTAAAGATAATCCCGGCTCTACTCCTTTTAACCTTGGCACACAGCCAGATAAGGACACCGATCAAAAGCTAATTACGTTATATCCAAAAGACGGAAAAGGAAACCCAGTTGATTTCCCAATAAATACGGATGCCGATTTCAAAGTTATTCTTAAAGAGATTGGACCCGACGGTAATTATACTAAAGACAAGACTGCTTATGAGTTAGTTAAAGCGGACGAACAAGCTCAAATCACAGAATCGCGAGAAGTTCAGGATAAAGTTCTTTATAGCTTGGCTAATCCGGGCACTTCACAGAGTTTCAATGTTAAAACGCCGGAGGGTCGTCAAAAGTATAACGAGCTTCTTAATTCTGGTAATTGGACGGCAGACTCAAAAGCTCATGACCTTGCTCTTGCCGCAGCGACTGAGCAAACACAGTACGACAGAAACCGCGCAGACGAGTTGTTTGATATTAAAGCAGCCATTGAGGCTGAAATTGCAGCCGAAGAACGCGCATTGAATCGTCAGTTGAATAAAGAAGAACGGGACAAAATTGAGTTTGGCCGTCGCTTGGCTATGGAAACCAACCTAGAAATTGAGGCTGAACAACGCGCGTTACGGCGTGAATTGAACGCTGAAGAGCGCAAAAAGGCAGAAGACCGTGCGCTCATTAAGGTGAGAGCCACTCAACAAATTGAAACGGAAAAAGCAATTCTTGCACTTAAAGGTAACCTCACGTTCCAAAATCGAAATGGTCAGCTTGTTGCAATCGATAATGCAACAGGTGAGGTCAAGCCAATCTTTGGTACACCGGATGCTCCAGAACCAGAGTACGCACAAGTTACGTTGCCCAACGCATCCGGTACTCCTGTTACGACCATTGTTGATATCACCTCACCACAGGGTAAGCAAGCTATTGCTTTGGTTAATGAGGTTTCCGCAAGTGGTGGCCAAGCGAGTATGCAGAAAATATCTACTGCAAGCGTTACTCCACGCGGCTTCCTCATTCCTGATAAAGGCGTTCGTACAAGTTATGACGGTGGCAGAACGTACGTTGACGAAAATGGCGAGGTTCAAGCAGTTCCGGGCGATGCTTATGAAGTTAACAACAGCGTTGCATATGACGTAGCTCAAAAAGAGAAAGTTCGCTTGAACGCCCTACAGCAATTGGCAGAAATGGACGCTATCTTAATCGGCGGAATGACTGATGCCGACGGAAATCCATTAAGTTCAGAAGAAATGAAAGAAGTTGCCGACGCGTTTAATGCGGCACGAACTGGCACAGGCTTCTGGGCAAAAGTCTCCGCCGGTCTTGACTCAGTAGTTGGTGGTATCAGTGGCGGTTACTTTACCGTTGGCCGAAACAAGCAAGACGCTCGTCAGTATATTAAAATGCTTCGGGTCATGGGACGTTCCGCACTTGCAGCGTCGCCTCGTTTTGCTGTGGCGGATTTGCAGACAACGGAACAATTGTTTCCAAACGAACAAGCATTGTTTGCTAACCCTGAAACAGAAGCTAGAAAACTTATTTCGCTCTCAACAGAATTGTCTAACGAAAAACGTCGCATTCTAAATGAGTTGGGTAGCGGTAAGCCCTTAGATTCCTCGCAATCCGCGTTGTTCAAACAAAAGCTGTTTGAGATTCAACGTCTACAAAACATGATCGGTCCTGTAACCGACGCGTTTAGCCCAAGTACAACTGACGCTAAAAATGAGGCAGCGGCACTTATGGAACAGAACGTTAAGTCAAGGAAACGCAACTGATGGCGGAAGAAACTGAAGTAGACATCCCATTTATTGAGTTTGATAAACCGACGTTTGATAAGATCATGTCGGTTTATAATAACGACATTGGTGAGTTTGCAGAAAACTTAGCGGGAACTTTAAGCAATCAATATGACGACCCCAACTACCTTACTTATCAAGGTCTAAGAGAGGGTACAGCTCCTGCCTTTGAACTTTTTCCTAGCCTAGCAAACCTTGCTCCTAACGAACGTAAGCTTTCAAACGAAGAGATCATTAAGTTTTTTGCTTATGACCCAGAAGGCAATCCGATCACGGGTGGCAATTTTATGCAAGGCGTAAAGCGCGAAGCCATCCCGCAAGCTGCGTCGGTCCCCACTTTTATGGGCGGCTTTGCAGCGGGTCAGGCTTTGACTTCCGGGGTGCCTCCAGTAACCTTACCTACCGCGGCGGTGCGCTTTGGTGTTCCCTTACTTACAGGCACATTAGCTTCTATCGGCGGTTACTTCATGGGCGAGCAGGTTGCTGATGAAATTATGGGCGAAGAACCACCGATGTTGCCCGGACAAACTGCGGCATATGAAGCCGGTAAAACAGCAATGGGTGCTGCGGCGTGGCTGCCGTTACCCTTTATGGTCCCCAAAAAGCTTAATTTCGGTGTTGAAGCGGCTAAAGCCGCTTTGGCAAAAAGAATGGGTGATGTACAAGGCCCTTTTGAATCCACTCGTGGCTTGAAAGTTGCGGAGTTTCTCGAAAATACCGTAGGTAGTTTAGGCACTACCGCGGCAGCGGCCCCAAAATCCACATTAGCCTTTGAAACGGCTGCCGGAGCCGGTGCAACTACAGGTGCTGCGATTGCGGAAGAAAACTTTCCGGGCGCAACAATTCCTCGTTTAGGTGCTGAATTTGGAGGGGCGGTCACCGCCTCCGGCGTGGCTAATCTTTTAGCGATGCAAGTAAAAGGTTCCATTGGTTTAGGTAAAGGCGTTTATAAAGCTGTAAAAGAAGGTAATCTTGATAAGGCGTTGACGTTCATTTCCGATAAACGTCAAGAACAAGTAAGAAACTACATACTTACTGTTTTGGAAGAATCCGGGGAGGATGTCGATCAAATTATTGAACGTTTAGGTTCAAATGAGTTTACAGACCTCCTAGTTGACGAGCAGGGCAACCCTATTCAATTGACCGCGGCTCTAAAATCAGGGTCCCCAGCCCTTCTAGCATTAGAAAAATCTTTAGAAAAATTAACCACAGGTGTTGGTAAAGAACGTGCGTCTGCAAACCTGCAAGCAACTCGTGCTTTACGCAATACAATAAATGCATTGTATGCAATTGGTGGGCAAGACGCTACTCAAGACGCGGCTGATTTAGCACAGGCTGTTTTTGCAAATGGAATGGAGCAAGACTTAGCGGGGGCGTGGAAACGCGTATTTGACGCCTATGAACAAGTGGGTGGTGGTCAAGAGCGTCAGGCAAAACTTGGTGAGCAGCTTTATGGGATTTTAGACACCCGTTTAAATGCCGCTCGCCAAAACGAAAAGCGTCTTTGGTCTTCGGTTCCAAAAGACTTTGCCATAAGCGAGTTTATTGATGAGCAGGGTAATGTAACAGACACGCCGCAGTTTATCGAGTGGGTGAACAACAACCTTCCTGAAACGGAAGAGGCGTTAGATGACATTGCTCCAGACCTTAAACCAATACTTAACTTTGTTCGCCGTAAAGAACGTGAGTTAGGGCTTGTACCATCAGACGGGGGCGACGGCTCACGGCCCACGATGAGCAAGGACTTAGAACGCGCGTATGATAGTTATCAGAAGTCTTCAGATCAATTTTTAGGCACAGCCGATGAACGCATTTTAGCAAATGTAGAAGCTACGGCCGAGGGTATTGAAGACATTAACGAGCGTATTGCTTACATTAGAGGACAGGCTCAGAATTTACGCCAACGTGCAAGCAACCGTGAGTTTGATGACAATGCGAATGCTCGTAAACTTGCAACTGCGTTTGATCGGTTAGCAAATTTAGAACTTCTTAAATCCCGTGAGCCTGATCCAGACTTATTGGCTGCAAGCGAAGAAGTTGAGTTCAAACCTCTTACGGCTACTGAAATTTATGACATGTACAGTCTTGCTCTGTCTAAGGGTAAAAAATTTGCAGCCGCGGGTGAAGATAACTTATCACGTTTATCATATGGCTTTGCAAAAGCCTTAATGCGGGATTTGGATAACTTTGACACGGGGGATGCCGCATATAATACGGCTCGGGCATATAGTCGCGCTTTAAATGACGCCTTTACTCGCTCTTTTGTGAAAGATGTTTTACAAGAAGATAAATCAGGTGCTTTAAGAACTGCACCTGAACAAATTGCAAATGATGTGTTTCAAGCTGATGCAGGCTATCTTCGCTTAAAACAGCTTGACCAAGTCGGGCAGTTTGAACTGACTCAAGCTTTGACAAACATTGCCACAAACGCCGGAAATCCAGATTTACAAAAAACGCTAAATCGTGCGATGGACTATTCTCGTAATCCGGAAACAGGTCTTGTAGATACGATGCGCTTAAATAAGTGGTTGAAAAACAACCGTAAAAGCTTATCAAAGTATCCAGACGTATTAAAAAATGTTGAGAGCGCAGTAGAAACAACTAGCACAATTCGAGGCGTGACCGAAAGCATTTTGCGCAACATTCGGGCGGAATCTTTTGATCCTGCTACGGGTGAAGTTAATATAAAAACACTTAGAAGATGGATGGATCGTCAGGACAGTAGAGACATTCTTTCTGCGATGCCTGCCTTGAAAGAAGATTTAAATAATGTTCAAACTGCTCGTGTATTGTTGGATGAAGATTTAGCAAAACAACGCGAACAGCTTAATGAACTAAAGGAGCAAGTATCCTTTATGGATTTGCTCCCCGGAACAACAGAAAACCCTCAAACTGCGGCAGGAAAAGCAATTGCTAACGCACAAAAAAAGCCTGTTGCTGCTTGGAATGAACTTCTTAAAGTCGTTAAAAAGGCTCCAGCGGAGTGGACAACTGCGGATGGTGTAAAGCATACAAGAGAAGAAGCTTTGCGAGGGTTACGCTCTGCTTTTATCGAAGCTGCTATGATTAAGTCTGGTGGAAGTAGCCCAACATTTAGTTCTCGTGAGTTTTTTGACACGATATTTGCTCCGCACCGCAATTCGCAAAACAAAATTAGTCTTGCGGATTGGATGCTCAAAAACGATGTCATGACAAAACCAGAGATGGATCGTCTTAGAGGGTTAGCAACGGAACTTGTTAAAATGGAAAGCTTTGTTGCGTCAGGTGACATGAACCTAGACGAGCTTGTGGAAGCTGTTGGACCCATGATGGACTTTTACTTGCGTATTGCAGGTGCTTCCGCAGGTGCAAGAATGCAAAGCATGATACCCGGCGATACCGGAGCGGGTTCGCTTGTAGCGGCAGGAGCAGGTTCTAAAGTCTTCCGGTCTGTTTACTCAAAGATTTTTGCAGAAATGCCAGAGTCGCTAAAAATGGATGTCATGACCGAAATGTTTAAAGACCCTGACCTGTTAGCAACTATGCTTTCTAAGGGTAAAACAGAACCGCAGAAAAGAAACATTGCGGCTCGCCTTACTCAGATATTGGCAAACAAAGGGTTTGTGGGCGCGACAGCCATTGGCCGCCGTGGCGCACCACCCATTGTGCGTGAAACAGAAGAAACAATCGTAGACGAGGAACCACAGATCACGGTTCCCGAGCCAAGCCCCAATGACGAGGCTTCACTAACACCGCGGCGGGTGCTTCCCACCAACCCGCCTGTGGCGCAACCTAGACCTGCCGCAGCCCCTGCGCCTGTCCCTCAGACAACACCACCTTCACCGCAACCTGCGGCAAGGTCTAGGTATGCCGCGCTATTTCCCAACGATCCGATCTCTGATATGATCAATTCAAATCAAGGAATAGGAAGCCTATTATGATGAACCGCCCGATGTTTTCAAAGCAAGTTATTAAAAGATCGGACGGCGGAATCGCTTCTTTCATCCCAAGAAAGACAGAGATTGGCGGCCAACCGCACATGTTGGCTTACATTAACCCGCAAGAAGAACGTTTATTGCAGGATTATCGCGGCAATGCGCCCACGGTCCCCGGACCGGGTAATGTACCGGCGTATTTGTTTGGCTATACAAGCTTAAGCGACATGTTTGACGGCGGCGGTGCAGGTGGAAGTGGCGATAGCTTCTATGCCGGCAGCCATGAGGATTATGTTGCAAGCGGCGGAACAGGTGGCGTGGCTCATAGTCCTGCTGATGAAAGCAATAAGCCCGAGCGTGGTAATGTAAAGACAGGAGCAAAAGACGCTGATCTTGCTGTTGGAAGCTCAGACAAACAGGTTACTGCGGCAAACATAGATGATAACGACGCCACGACCACGTATGCAACAGAAGGTGGGGGGAGCGTCACAGTTGCTACGGATTCGAGCATTGATAAGGCAATTTCTGATAGCAGTGCTGACATCGTTTTAGGCTCCGACGCTGGCGTAGCTCAAAAGGCAGTAGCCGATGCTGTAGCCGATAGTCCAAAATACGGCATCAGTGAAGCTCATGATAAAATCATGGACGACATAATAAAAGGCTCCCTGTCAGGCGATATTGACACTAATGATCTAGTGGGAATTAAAGTACCACTTGGCGCGGGAGAGCAAGCCTTAGTAAACCTTGGTTGGACTGATAACGGCGATGGTACACTTACGTCTCCCAGCGGCGGAAACTACGACGTTGATCGTGAGGACAAGTGGGATTGGGACACATCTGACGGTTATGACGTTGTCGGACCTAGCGAGAGTCAATCAAATTCGCTAATTGAAACCATAACAAACATCCTTACTCCTTTCGACGGAAAAGAGTATGTAGATGGCGAACTTGTGACGGACTATCCCGGTACCGACGCAACTCCATACGATGAAGTCGATCAAAGCACCTTAGACGCTTATAAGGAGCTAGGGACGAGTCTGGGTGAAGCGGGCGTTTCCAATATCGGCGGCAAGCAAGTTCCAGACGAACCCGCTAATCCGGGTAATCCTCCTATTTTAGAGTGGGATGGTAGTAACGACGATCCTGCTACAAAAGTGACAGTAGTCGGCGGGCTAGACCCTAATGAAGAGGCTAGTTTGGCAACCAACGCCGACGGAAGCGTTTATGTCCCCTATGGTGGAGCAGACCCTCACGATTACAGCACCGTAAGCGAATTTCCGGGGTCCACGGACCCTAATTCCGATGATTATAACATGTCTAAAGACTTGGCGGAAAACGGTACTTACTACGGACCTCTTTTAGACGAAAACAAAAACGTACAGTATGATGGCGACGGAAATGTCATTTTAGACTTGTCTGAGAAAAAGACATCTGACTTCTTAAACGATACTGATCTTCCCACAAACACCCCTGCAATTGTTGATACCGCGGGAAAGCAACTTCTCTTAGATACCGGTGATAGCTCTGGTCTGGTTGTACACGATGGGGACGGCGGTTACTCAACGCTTGGCGGGGATGAATTAGTAGGCCCCGGAACAAGTTATGATCCTACCGGCGGCGGTGACCTTTTAGGCACCAACGCCGACGGCGAATTAGTTCTGAAGGAACAACCAAAGGACGACGTTACAGATTCCTGTCCAACACCTGACATGCGGATCACTTTAGCTAACGGCATTTTAAAGCCCGCTGGCGAAGTGGAAGTTGGCGATGTGGTTTATACCTCTCATGAGGAAACAAAAAAGTGGGGTAAACACCGCATTACGCATAAGGAAATCAAACAGGATAATATCGTAAGAGTTTTGTTTGATTCCGCAGTCATTACGTGTTCTCCAACGCATAAGGTGTTCTCATATAATCGCGACGAATGGGTAAAAGTCTCGGAGCTTCAAGATGGCGATGAAGTCGTATTAAATAAGTCAGGAGCAGGTCCGACCTCAAGCTGGATTTCTACAGAACCTCAAGGTTCTGGCGACATTGTCGTTTTGACCGTCGAAGATGCGCACACTTACGTTTGTGAAGGCGTTCTATCACACAACAAGAGTCCTCAAGTGGACCCGCCCGGTGGCGGCGGCGGCGGTGGCGGCGGCGGTGGCGGCGGTGAGCCACAAACTGGCGATGAAAAAACCACCGATGAAACCGAAATCGGCGACACAGAAAGCGTCTTTGGACGTGCGGGTATAGGTGGTTTTTACGGTGGTTACACACCGGCAACCGTATCCGATATTCTAGTTCCACATACCCGTCGATTTACCCCATCAGGCGACGCTCGCTTACAGCCTCTGTTTGGTCAGGTGTCCGACTTAAGTAATTACAATTACAATGTAATTGGCCCTGACTTTGACTTTTCACAAGGCGATATCGGTGACGTCGCATACGACCCTATCACTAATACGACCTATCAATTCCGTGAAAAGACTATCGGTGACACTGGCGAGACATATTCCGGCTATGATATCATTCAAGGTACAGGACCGGAATACGTTCTATTTGAAACGGGCATAGGTTCACTGGGACAGGGTACAGGCAATGGCTGATGGGCGCGGTATTTCTTACTACATTCCGCCAGAATTTAGACGCATGGGTAAAAGTGCGATGGACCTTCTATCCGCGATTGATCCTGCGCAAGGTATCATGCGGGGTATGGCGGCTTCTGGTAGAGCGTTTGATTCTGACCTTCCTGCGGACGAACGCAGGGCAGCCGCGATAGAAGCAGGTGTAGAGACATTATTTCCTGTTGGAATGATCGGCATGGGTGCCGCGGCAAAGCAGCCCGCTAAAGCCGTTTTGATGGATATCCTGACCCCCACGGGTGCCACAAAAGATATTGCCGAAGACACTCTCGCTGATCCTAGCCGTCGTAAGTTCTTGCAAGGAGCAGCGGCCGCGGTTCCCGTAGCAGCCGTCGCGCCAGATGTTATTACGGATGTTGTGACAAAGGCTACAAAGGCGGGTGGTAGAGCGGCAATCAATCCGCTTGATATGGCTATGCAGAACATACGTATTCTACGCGGTCAAATTGATGAGCAATATGGAATATTAGACGAACTTGAGGGCCTGCCCGTTGGACAGGCAAACAAGGACGCCCAAGTTGCTATTGAAACCGCAGAATTTGAAATTATGGATGAAGCGTGGGATGCCATAATTGGAATGAAGCCAGATGAATTTTCAGAAGCGGTCAGGACTGCGTCTGATGACGCCTTAGAAGCTATCATTGAACCTCAGTACGAAAGCATCATGGGCAATCAACGGCTTGTAGACGATGGAGAAAATTCTGTACGATTAGCACAGGAAGTACAACGTCGTGGGATGCACCTTGCGAAAGATGCAAACGGCATTG